ATCGGGCGCGCTGATCTGATTTACAACCAAAGGATATCATCATGCCAGTTTATCAATTCGGCCAATCGCTGCCGCAAGCGCCCGACCTCTACGTCAACATCGTTCCGCCGCGTACGATCCTTATCAACGGCATCCCGACCGGCATCCTCGGCCTGGTCGGGGTGGCTTCATGGGGGCCTGTCAATGCGCCGATGGTTATCGGATCTCCTCAGACTGCCGCTCAGTCGCTGGGAAACATGACGGTGCGATCGCATGATCTGGCAACCGCTTGCACGCTGGCATTCGGCGAGGGCGTGACGCAGATTGCCGCGGTTCGTGTGACGGACGGCACTGATGTTGCCGCGACCGTGACCATGATGGACACGGAAACTACGCCTGTCGCAGCGCTGATTCTGTCCGCCCTGTATTCCGGCATCGTTGGCAACACGATCACCGCGCAGTTTGCTACCGGCACCGCCGCGAACAGCTACAAGTTGGTTATTCAGCGCGCTGGCTACACCCAGGAAATCTTCGACAATCTGACCGGCTCAGGAAACGCGCTGTATGTGAACGCTGCGAATGCCGTCAATAACGGACAGAATGGCGTTCGCGGCCCGTCTGCCATCGTTCACGCCGCCGCAGGCGCTGGAACTGGCACACCCAACCTCACGGCCTACACCATGACGGGCGGCTCGGACGGCGCATCGAACGTGACAGATACGATGCTGCTTGGATCGGACGGCACCACGCGCACCGGCATGTATGCGCTGCGCGGCTCCAATGCCAGTAACTTTACTTTGCTGGATCACACCACCTCGACACACTGGCCTGGCATGCTTACTTTTGCCGAGCAGATCGGTGCATATGCCCATGCCGCGAACCCGCCCAGCACCAGCATCACGGCCAGCGCCGCGGCTTTGGTATCGGCTGGCGTGGACGGCTATGGCATCAAGGTGCTGGTGGGAGATTGGGGCTATTTCTACGACTCGTACAACGGCGTGCAGCGCATGCTTTCCCCCGCAACATGGAGCGCCGCACAGTCCGCCTCGCTGATTCCGCCCTACAGCAACCTCAATAAGCCGCTGGCGACGATGATTGCCACGCAGCGCAGCCAGACGCAGATTCCCTACAGCAGCGCAGAGATTCAGCAGGTGTTTACGTCCAGGCTCGATGTGCTGGCGGCGAACTCCCCCGGCGGCCCGTATTTCTCGGCGCGCACTGGCCTGAACACGGCCAGCAATCCGACGCAGAACGATGACACCTACACCAAGATGACGAATTACCTGGCGTTCAGCCTAGCGCAATCGTCCCTCGGTGCGGTGGTCGGTCAGCCGCAGACTGCCGACTTGCGCAAACAGGTCAAGGGTGGACTCGACGGATTCCTGCTGTCGCAATACCAGCAGGGGTGGATTGGAGACCCGAACAACCCCGTGGCGCAAGGCGCGTTCAGCGTGCAGGTAGACGCCAACAATAACACACCCGCCCGAGTGGCGCTTGGATACTTGCAGGCCGATGTTAAGGTTAAATATCTTAACACCGTCCGCTTCTTTGTCGTGAACATGGAAGGCGGCGGCAGCGTGACCGTTACATCCAACTCGCCGCAGTAATTAACAGCCATTTCAGATATCACAGCCGCACTTCGATGCGGCTTTTTTATGCCTGCTGCGTGCGGGTTTTTTCATATTCGGAGCGCCGAAAATGCCACTAAATGGATTCAACACAGGCAGGGATTACAGCCTGCAAATGACGCTGCCAAACGGCAAAGTCTCCACCATAAATTTGATCGAGGCGTCTTTCGAGCCTGTCACAAAAACCGAAATGATCGTGCCGATAAATGGCACGCCTACACACTTGATATTCCCGCAGGGGTGGAAAGGCACACTGCAATTCGACCGCAACAGTTCGCAGCTTGATGATTTTTATGCGGCTTTCGAGGCTGCTTTCTACGCCAACGGCTCGACAATCCCGGGCGGCACCATCGTGGAGAGCATATCCGAAGTGGACGGCAGCGTGAACACCTACCACTACACCGGCGTGCAGATCGTGCCGACCAAAATGGGCACATGGAAGGGCGACGATAAGGTAGGCCAGTCCGTTGATGTTGTCGCATCGCAGCGCGTGAAGGTGTCCTAATGGCTAAAGTCGTTGATGTGCAGGCAAAGAGTGCTGACGCGCAAGTGACGGATGCGCGTGGGCGCGTGCTGACGCTGCGGAAACCTAACGTGCTGGCGCAGTACCAGCTCGTTCGCATGCTTGGGGCGGACGCTTCGAGCAATCAAACTTATCTCTCAATGGTCATGCCGCTGCTGTATCTCCAGTCCATTGATGGCGAGGTGGTGAACTTCTCCAATCAGCGCGAATTGGACGCAGCCATTCAGAAGTTGGACGAAGAAGGTTTGGAAGCGCTTGCGAAAGGTATCCAGCAGAACTTTGTCAGGCAAGAGGACGCCGGAGAGGCTATAAAAAAGCCCTAGGCTTCACGGCCATCAAGGAAGCGCTCTGGCTGGTGAACAACGGCGTACCGTGGGATGTTGCGATGAATCTCGATGACGTGGAACGAGCTGCAATGTGCGTTATTTTCAGCGAGTTTCAGGGACACAAGTTCAACACCCAGACGATGCGCTTCGAGGACAAGCCATGATGGAACTCAAGCAGTTTGCCCGTATGTTGGAAACGCGGGCGATCCCTGCGGTGGCATCCATCGCCCTTGATGCCGCGGCGGCTGCTATTGAGCGCGAGGCCAAAGCCGAGATCGGAACGTATCAGCGATCTGACATGGGGCCGTTTCAGCCATGGGCGGAACTCAAGGACGCCACCAAGCAAGAGCGCGTGCGACTAGGGTTCACCCCGAATGATCCGCTACTGCGAACGGGAGACTTGCGCAATTCCATCTCGCGCGAAGTCCACGGCCTTGAGGCCGTGGTGGGATCAGATAGTGACGTGATGGTTTATCAGGAGTTGGGTACGCGCACGATCCCGCCGCGTTCTGTGCTTGGACTGGCGGCATCGCGCAAGACGCAGGACGTGCTCAAGCTAGTGGGCGAGAGCGTGCAAATCGCCTTCCTGGGCGGCGCGATCAAGACCGCATCGCTGCCCAGATTGCCGCAAGAATGAACACCAGTCCGACCACGACGAAAGCGGCAATAAACATTCCCACGCCTCCGCTGTTCCACATCGCCCAAACGAATAACCCGGTCAGCGCCAGCAGCAGCAGGATGATCGGCACCAGGATGATGGCAGCAGTCGTTGCAAACAAACCCAATGGCGTCAGCCACCACGGACGCTGATTCCCCTGCGTGGGGAACGGCCAATTTTTCATAGGAATCTCCATGTTCGAGGCATACAAGATCGGCATAAAACTGTCCTTGCTGGACGGTGTAACAGCCGGGCTGTTGGCAATGTCCGGGCATTTTCGCACCGTTTCGCGTGAGGTGGATACCTTACAGGCGAAGATGGCGCGATTCAAGGCGCTAGGCGGCATTGGCCTTGGCGCAGCCACTGCCGGTGTCGGCATCCTGGCGTCCCTAAAGCCGTCCATTGATGCCGCAATGCAGTATCAGCAGCGCATCGCACGCATGAAGCAGATGGGATTGACGCCTTCTGACATGCGTTCAGCCGAAAAGGCCGCGTGGGCGGTGGGCCGGTCTGTGCCCACGTCCAGCCCGACCGAGGCGCTGGACACAATTATGCACCTGCGCATGGTGTTTGGAGACACCGCAGACGCCATTAAAAACTTGCCAACCGTGCTCAGGATGGAAGGCGTGTTGAACAACGCCGGGCTGAAAGGCGATCAGTCCTATGAGATTGCGAAAACGCTGGAAATGATCGGTGCAACCAAGACGCCGGAAATGTTCAACAGCTATGCCGACGCGATCACTAAAGGCATCATCGCATCCGGTGGAAAGGTACAGGCCGCGGATTATCTCTCTGCCGTCAAATATGGACGCACGGCGGCGCAGGGGTGGAGCAAAGAATTCATCGAGTTTTATCTTCCGACTCTGATTCAGGAAATGAAGTCTCGCGGTGGATCGGGCGGCGCTACAGGCGGCCCAGGGAATCCGCTGATGTCCATGTATGCGGCTATTGTGCAGGGCACCGTGGCGCAGAAATCGCTCGGCATGTTCCAAAAACTCGGACTCGTTGACCCAAGCAAGGTTGTCTGGACGAAGAGCCATATGATGCGCGGTGTCGAGCCTGGCGGAATCAAAGGATGGCGTGATTTCATGTCAAACCCGGTCGATTGGGTACAGTCCTACCTAATGCCAGCGCTGCAAAAGGCAGGGATCACCGACCGACAATCGCAGGTTCAGGCGATCAGCTATCTTTTCCAGAATCGAACCGCCGGCTTTATGGGCGTGCAGATGGCCGAGCAATACTGGAAATTCCAGCGCGACCGCAAGTTGATTGAAGACACCAAGGGTATCAACAATTACAGCGAAATCATGAAGATGTCGCCTTCCATGCAAGAAAAGGCGATTCACGCCCGCATGAATGCGCTGAAAACAGTCGTCGGCTTGCAGCTTGTCCCCCTGATCTTAACCGTGCTACCCAAAATCGTTGAGTTCATCCAATCCATCGTCAACACCGCTCAAGCTCATCCAACCGCGCTAAAACTATTCGTCGGATTCTTTGCTGCGATCGGGGCATTGCTGGCAGTAGTCGGCACGGTTACAAGTTTCGTCGCTTCGCTCGGCATTATTTCGATAGCGTTCCCTGCGCTTGCCGCAGGCGCTGGTGCTGTTGCCACGGCGCTCGGCCCGGTGGTGCTTGTCCTTGCTGGTCTTGCCGCCGCAGGGGCGGCGGTTTATGGTGCTTATAAATGGCTGACGGGCGATCAGAAAAAGCCACTCAGCTTCGCAGAAAACGTTGCGGCAAATAATCTTGCGCCAAAAACTGGCCTGGCGTCGACAATGGCGTCAATGACGAGATCGCCAAAGATGGCGTCGGGTGTTCCGATTACTGATTCTGATATTATGGCGGCATCACGTTATTTGCCGCCCGGCCCAGAAAAAAGCCAGCATGAGATTCATACACACGTGCATCTGGACGGTAAAAAGGTTGCAGAGTCTGTCACAAACTGGCAAGCAACCGCTGCCGCCAAACCACCATCCGGCCCGAATCAGATCATGTGGGGGCTTGGCTTGAACAATCCGTCTCTCACGTCGGCGCTGCGCTGAAATGGCCGATATCGCATTCATTCTGACTGCCAATGATGGCAGCAGCATCACTTTTGAGGATGTAGAGCTGCCGCAGTCCGTCGCATGGGGTGGCGAGCAAGCAATGGCTGTGCACCAATTGATCGGTGGCGACCGCGTGATTGATTCCCTCGGGGCAAAACCCGCGCCTGTCGCGTGGGACGGCATCCTGTTTGGTCAAACAGCCGTCGAGCGCGCCAGGTATCTGGACACTGTAAGGCAGGGCGGCGCGGCTGTGGTGCTCTCATGGGATGAGTTCGCCTATGTCGGCGTGATTTCGCGCTTTTCGGCGAGCTACCTGCAACCGTGGCATGTTCGCTATTCGATCTCAATCGAAGTGATGCGCGATACCACCAGTGCGCAGACATCGGCCCCGCAGGAATCGCTGCTCGCCCTGCTGAACAATGACACGGCCAGCGCGTCGTGCCTGGGTAATCTGATCGGCGATTCGACATTGACAGGACTTCTCGGTTCGGTGTCAAGCGCCGTTCAGTCGCTCAACAGCGTGGTGGAAGCGGTCACGGCCCCGATTGCCGCCGCGACATCTTGCATTCAGCAGGCAACGACCACGGCGCAATCAGCGCTCTCCGCAATTGTGCATCCACTTTCGCAAGCACAGACTCGCGTTCAGCAGTTGATGGGTAGCGTCGATAACGCGGCAGCCACAGTGAATGGGGTGACTTCGGGCGTGTTCAATGGCGCGACACCGCAGGCGATCCAGTCGCTCACCACGGCGAACTTGGGCTTTGCCAATGCGCAGCCGGTCTATGCGCTGAGTGCCGTACTGGGGCGCATGCAGTCCAACATTTCCGCAGGTCTGCCGGGCGCATCGGCTAAGATGCTTGCGGTCAACGGCGGCAATTTGCAGAGCATCGCAGCCCAGCAGTACGGAGACGCGACACTATGGCCGTCGATTGCGAAGATCAACGGACTGTCTGATCCGAATCTTCCTGCCGGGGCCATGACGCTGCAAATACAGTCTCCGGCCGTGGCGAATGGTGGCCTATGAGTGCAGTACGCTCTCCGCGCTGGTGCGTCATGCTGGGCGGCCAGCCGGTTATCCCGGTATCGTGCATCGTTACCACGAACCCGATGTTTTTGGCTGATGAGTTCGAGATCGTGCTGGCGGCCAGCAGCAATCCGCTGGCGCAGGCATGGCCTCAGTGGGCGGCGTACACCTCCATGCAGGCCGAAGTCAGGGCGGGTTTCCCCGCCGATCCGCAGAACTGGACATCCGACGAACTCACGCCGATGATTTACGGAGACGTGGATCAAGTCGCCATTGATCTGCTGGCCGATACAATCACCCTTTCAGGCCGCGACCTGACGCATCGTTTTATTGATCAGAAAACACCGCAAAAGTGGCAGAACCTGACGCCATCGCAGATTGCCGCTCAACTGGCGCAGCAGAACGGCCTGAAAGCGCAGATCACGCCGACTCCTGGGAACACCAAAGCCGGGCATTTCTACAGCGTGGATCATGTCCACCTGACCACGAACGAAACGCAGTGGGATTTGCTCACTTATCTGGCGCAGCAACTCGGATGGGTGTGCTATGTGCAGATGGATACATTGGTTTTCGGCCCCGGTGGACAGCCTGGGAGCAATGACTTCATCGTGCAGGCCCCAATTCCTGGCCAGCCGACACAGACAGACGTGGTGCGCCTGATGTTCGCCAGAAATCTGACCGTCGCCAAGGGCGTCGTAGTGGAGGTGCGATCCTGGAACGCGAAGCAGGCCAAGGGGTTCACTGTGCAAGCCAAAGCGCATCCGAACGTCAAAACCGCGCTGGCTGGCAAACGCCCCGGCATGAGCCAGTCCATCGGCGGCGATGCACAGGTATTCAGCTACACATTCCCAGGGCTGACTGTCGCGGACGCGCAGGCCAAAGCAAATGCGCTGCTGGCCGAGATCAGCAAACAGGAACTGCGCGTGATGATAGACATGCCGGGCGATATTGCGCCCAGCAAAGGCCAGATCGTGCGCATCAAGGGCACCGGCAGCGTGTTCGACCAGCCCTTTTACCCATTCCAGGTACATCGCACGATGGACTTACAAAACGGCTTTGCCATGAGCATCAACGCGAAAAACCACTCGCCCAATTCTACGGTACTGGCATGATGAATCATCTTGTCAACCAAATGATGCAACGCATGGGCGCTCAGGCCGCCGGGACGTTCACGGCTCGCATGGGCACCGTGTCAGCCTACGATCCCGGAGCCTACGCCATCAAGGCAGTGATCGAGCCAGAAAGCGTGGAGACTGGCTTCATGCCGCTGCTATCGCCGTGGGTAGGCGCAAGTTGGGGCGCATTCTTCGCGCCGGAGATCGGGGCGCAGGTGCTGATCCTGTTCCAAGAGGGCAGCTCTCAAGTCCCTGTCGCTGCGCTGTTCGCTTTCTCGACGGCCAAGCCGCCCGTATCCGTCCCAAGCGGAGAAATGCTGCTTAAACACCAAAACGGCAGTCTCTTGCACTTCGACAACGGCGGTAATGTGACGATGACGGCCAATGCCGCCATGACGCTCAACGCGCCAGGAGGGTGCACCATTAACGCAAACACTACGATCAATGGCAACGTGCAGACGAATGGCAACATGCAGGCCAGCCAGAACATCAGCGACATGAACGGCGCACATGGATCAATCGCCTCTCTGCGCAGCGCCTATGACGGCCACACGCACGGCGGCGTGGCAACCGGCAACGGAAACACATCTACCCCGAGCACAATAGTATGAGCATCGCCCACTGGTACGGAAACGACATTCAGCTCGCGCCAAATGGCGATGTGGCGATTGCCACCGGCGTCGACCGCGTATCGCAGCGACTGCTGCGTGTGTTGCTTACCAGCGCACAGGATTACATCTGGCATCCAACTTATGGTATCGGAGCCGGTAAGTACGTTGGAGCAGCATTGTCTCCCGCTGTCCTTACCGCCCTCAAGGCGAAATTCCGTGGCCAGATCCTCACCGATCCCGATGTTGGCACGAATCCGTTGCCAAAAATCATTTTCGACACAGCGCAGCCTAACCTGCTGGGCGTGACCATCCAATACAACTACCGCCCAAGCGGACAGTTGCAAACTCTGAGCTTCAACATCGCCAATGGCTAATCTGAACACTCTCACTTTCGCGCAGGTTGTCCAACAGATCGCGGCTGCTGCGCAGGCGCAGTCCCCTTTGCCGTTTAATCTGGGCAGCCCCGAGCTTGCTTTGGCCGAAGCCGATGCTGGCGTGGTTATGTGGCTGCAAAGCATGATCGTAGAAGTCCTGACCGAAACACGAGCCAGCACATCGCAGGGCGCGGATTTGGATTCCTGGATGGCCGATTTCGGCATCGTGACGCGCAAGCCAGCTATAGCAGCTACAGGGAACGTGACGTTCTCCAGATACACCGCGACGGCGCAAGCCGTCATCCCGGTGGGGACGTTGCTACAGACAACGGACGGCGCGCAGCAATTCACTGTCATTATGGATACTACGCAATCGGCGTGGAATTCGACATTGAACTCCTATGTCATCCCATCTGGCACGGCTTCTGCGAATGCGACCGTGCAAGCCGTCACGCCAGGAGCGGAGGGGAACGTCAACGCGAACACGATCACCACGATTGCGCGGGCATTGTCCGGTGTCGATACGGTTACGAATTCGCAACCATTTACAAACGGCCAAAACGCCGAGAGCGACGCCGCGCTGTTGCAGCGATTCCAGCTCACCCTGGCCGGACTGAGAGATGGCATTAAAGCATCCGCCGCCGCAGCGATTGAAGCTCTGCAACTCGGCGTGCAATTTTCCATCGTCGAGAATCAGACACTTGATGGTCAGACTCAGAATGGCTTTTTCTACGTCATCATCTCGCCATACAACACCACGACACTGCAGGCCGTCTATTCGGCGGTCGATTCGGTGCGCCCCTTGTCGGTCAATTTCGCCGTCTATGCGGCAACGCAACTCGCTGCGAATATCTCTGTCACGGTGACGGCGGCGGCAGGCTACACCCATGCGCAAGTCGCGCCAGCGGTTCAAACCGCGATGCAGGACTTCATCGCGCAGACGGCCTTGGGATCGGGACTGAACTACTCGCAGCTCTACGCGATCATCTGGGGCGTCCCCGGCGTGGCAGACGCGACGGAGCTTTTGCTCAATGGCGGAACGGCAGATATTGCTGGAAACGTGCAAACGGTTATCGTCCCCGGCGCGATAACGGTGAACTGACATGACTGGTGACTCTCAGGACATGCTGCTGCGCTTGCAGCAGGGATTGCCCATCGGCTGGTTTGGCGACAATGCTACCAACGTGCAAGCGATCCAATCTGGAACGGCATGGGCGCAAGCCAACATCTACAACCAGATCACCTATGCAGCCATGCAGGCGCGTATTCAAACCGCAACAGCCCCGTTCTTGGACATCGTGAGCCAAGATTTCTTTGGAGTCGGTGTTCTGCCTCGCTTGACGAACGAGACGGACGGCGCATTTCGAGCGCGCATCATGGGAAACCTGTTCGCAAAAGGCCCACGTCGCGCCGATATGGGCGCCGTGCTTGCCTTGATTACAGGCCACAAGCCAACGATTTTCGAGCCGAGCAATACGACCGACTCTGGCGGGTGGGATGGCATGTTTTACTGGGATTCGCCGTTCGGTAAATGGGGCGACCCGATGCCATATCAATCTTTCGTCACAGCCTATCGGCCAACGGGCGGCACGGTTGATCTTGGTGAATGGGATGCGCGGCTATTCTTTGACGCCTATGGCGCATGGAGCAACGACACACCGACCAGCACCACGGATGCCGCGATTATCGCTGCGGTGGAGAGTACACGGGCGCTCGGAACGGTGGTTTGGCTGCGCATCGCAAACGGGCCGGTGACGCCCTGATTTTTAGATTTCTCCCTAGTCGCCTTCGTGCGGCTTTTTTATTTCTGGAGCTACAATGGATCGTCCTATTGTTTACACGCAGGAGCAGGGCCGAAGCACAGACTTCCTCTTTGCTAACCGCGCCACCATGATCGGGCTGGGCAAACTAGCCAAGGCCATGCTTGGCACAAACACCATCATTGAGGGGCTTGCAGTTTCGCCCACCGCCCCGGCGTCTATGGCAGTGCAGGTCGGATCGGGGCAGATTTACAGCTTCCAGCCCGTTGACTCGACCGCTTATGGCGTCTTGCCTGCCGACACGTCTGACAGCATCGTCAAGCAGGGATTGTTGATGCAGGCGACCACTCTCAACACCCCCGCGCCAACCACGTCAGGTTACTCGATCAACTATCTGATCGAGGCTGCGTATCAGGACAGCGACACCAATCCTGTCGTTCTGCCTTATTTCAACTCCGCGAACCCTTCACAGCCGCTAAGTGGGCAGAACAACAGCGGAACCGCGCAATATACCCAGCGCCAGGGGCTGTGCGTGGTGCAGATTAAAGCTGGTGCATCCGCGACAACTGGCACGCAGACAACGCCAACTGTCGATGCCGGCTACACGGCGCTTGCCGTGGTTACGGTGGCTAACGGGCAATCTTCGGTGACATCTTCCAACATCACGCCCGTGGCGAGCGCGCCGATCATCAGCAACCTGCTGTCGATGATACAAACCGCGTCATCTATCACCGCTCAGGACGTAGGAAGCGTAAATGCCTACGCGATGAACCTGCAGCCTGCGATCAGCGCATACACATCCGGCATGATCGTGTCGATTCAGAACATTAAGGCCACAAACACTGGCGCCTCGACGCTATCCATCAATGGGCTGGCTGCGCTCCCGATATATGGGCCTGCTGCGACCGTCATGCAGGGCGGCGAACTGGCGGCAGGATACGGCGCTATCCTGCGCGTGAACTCTGCGGCCACAGCGTTTGAGCTTGTGTCAACGGCAGGTGGAAGTTTGCCGGTGAAAGCGGCGACGCAAAGCGGACACGCGATCAACCTTGGGCAGGCGCAAGCCGCATTCGCACCGATTAATGGGCAGCAGTGGATACGCGTGACCGCAAGCTACACCGCCGTATCAGGAAACCGCATCGCATCCGACACAACGGGCGGGGCCTTTGCGATTACCCTCCCCGCATCGCCAACGGCTGGTAATTATGTCGAATTTGCTGACGATGGCGGTGCGTTCGGGACGAACAATCTGACAATCGGCAGGAACGGCAACACCATCATGGGTCTCGCCGAGGATATGACGGTATCCACCAACAATATCAGCTTTGGCCTTGTCTACAACGGAACTACATGGAGAATTTACTAAATGAGTGATCTGAAACAATTTCTTAGTGCTGGCGGCACAAGTCGACGGGCTATATATGTAGCAATCAGCCGGACCGTTACCGCACAAATTTCTGGAATATATCGTATTACAGCAATCGGGGCAGGCGGGTCTGGTGCGGCAAAGTCAGCGGCTGCTCCATGTGCTGCTTCCGGTGGCGCGGCTGGCGGTACATGCATCAAAGAAATGTATATTGCGGCAGGAACACCCATTGTTTGTACGATTGGGGCTGGTGGTGCGGGTGTCTCTCCTGCTGCTGGTGCTGCGGAAAATGGTAATGCAGGTGGAAATACGACTGTTGTTATTGGTTCTGTGACCTTGACGGCCAACGGCGGCGGAGGAGGACTGCAAGCGGCTGGCTCTGTTTCCGGCGCTTCTGGCGGGACCGCTTCTGGTGGTGACTTGAACCTAACAGGTGGCGGCAGCGGTTCGGTCACTGTGTCCAACTCTGGTGCTGGCGCAACAGGCGGTGGAGCTATAAACATTGGTTTCGGAGCCTTTGCCAGTGGGAGCGTTGGAAATGATGGGTATATGAGTGGCGGAGCAAGCCCATTCGCATCTTCAATAGCGGCTTCTGGTGGCGGTGGCGGCGCAGGCGCAGGCGGGCCTAATACTGGTTCAGGTGGTGGACCGAATGCACTTGGTTTAACAGGTTATCCTACAGCATTAGCTTATAGCACAATTCCTGTATTTGGTGGAGGCGGTACTTCCAACGGTGCCATCGCCTCCGCTGATGGCGGCGGAGGCGGCGCTAGCCTCACCGGCTTCGGCGGAGGATTTGGTGGCGGCGGAGGCGGTGCTGGAACCAACAACAGCGGCACCCTCTATGGTGGCACTGGCGGCAGAGGGGCTGGCGGTGGCGGCTGCGTCAATACTAATGCTAGCTATGTTGCGGCATCTTTTGCTGGCGGCAATGGTATAGTAATTTTGGAGATCCTTTAATGAGATACGAAATCCTTGATGCAGTAAACGGCAATGTAGTCAATACAATTGAAGCTAGTGAAGATTTTTGTGCCGAGCACTATCCATTTTATCGTTTAGCTGCAACGCAACCACAGCCAGTAGTAACGGGTATCCCGCCATTCGAGTTTCTGAATAGGTTCACGCGAGCGGAGAGAATCGCTGCAAGGGCGCTTGCCACAACCGATCCAGTAGTAGCCGACTTTATGCACATGCTCGACGCAGCCGCGATGAGTGGTGTGCCTATCATGCCCGACAATCACGATGTTGTGGACGGACTGGCGTATCTGAGCGCTAACCCTGCAAACTCTCCGGTTCTGGCGGCAGGTCGTGCTGCACAACTTGTTTCCTAATTGGGATATGCGCGGCAAATACTTCTTTTTCCGCCTGATGCCATCAGATCGCCCATAAAAGGGTGATCCGGCCTTTCACTTGTATATATTCTGAACCATGCCAATCGACAACAGCATACACGCCCACGAAACCAGATTAACCGTGCTCGAAGAGCAAACGCGCGAAATACGCAGCACGCTAAAAGAGCTTGCTACAGACATGCGCCGATTGGCCGAAGCTACGATCCAACAGGCCGAAGACCGGGCTGCACTCAAACGGGCCTTCGAGCAGATCGAGCGAATCGACAACCGGATAACCGATCTGCAAAAGGACATCGAGAAGGCCGAGAAAGAGCGACTTGAGCGATATGCAAAGATTGCCGAGCGCGATCTCAGCCAAGTCCGGGAAGACAAGAGAAGGTTCTACTGGATGATGGCGAGCTACGGGATGGCAGCAGTCTTTGGGGCTGTATTGGCGCACTTCGGGATCACGGTGCTGAAATGAACAGTTACGCCGATTATGATAGCCGCCGCGCACTGCCGCCGAGTGCCGGATAGTGCCGGATAGTGCCATACAACGCCCGATAGCGCCCGAGAGCGCCCGCTAACGGACGCTAACGCCCGCTAACGCCCGCTAACGGACGCTAACGGACGCAACTATTGACGAACGGGGATGAAAACGAATGATTGATCTGACACGAGGCGAATCAAATTGCAATCCAGGAAACATTGAACGCAGCGCTACGAAATGGCGTGGGATGTGCGAACAGCAGACCGATGCGCGGTTTGTCTCTTTCCAGACGCCGCAATATGGCATCCGCGCGTTGGCTACCGTGCTACTGACGTATTACCGCCAGCATAACCTCAAGACTATATCTGGGATCATCAAACGATTCGCTCCGCCTAGTGAGAACGACACGCAAAGTTACATCATGGCCGTCGCTCAAGATGTTGGAGTAAAGCCCGATGAAATCATTAACGTCAGCAATAAGGACACGCTAGAGAGGCTGGTGACGGCCATCATTAGGCACGAGAATGGCCGAGTGCCATACTCTCCTGACATCATACGGGCAGGGGTGGATTTGGCATGAACAACGACGACATGAGGCGAAAATGGCGATACTTCGACGAATAGTTGACGCGGTAAAAGGCAAGGCTCCACTATCGGCTTCGCGGTCGCCTGAATGGCCAGCCACAAGGAAAGCGCACCTGGCAGATCATCCGCAGTGTGAGGTTTGTGGCGGGACGAAAAGCCTGGAAGTGCACCACATTCTCCCTTTTCACCTGCACCCAGAACTTGAGCTTGACGATAAGAATTTAATCACGTTGTGCGAATCGGATGAGAACGGTGTCAATTGCCATCTGTTTTTCGGGCATTTGGGGGATTTCCACAGTTACAACTGCTCAGTTGTATCCGACTCTCCGCTGTGGCGTGAAAAATTGAGGAATCGGCCATGAGCAAATTTATCACCGAGAACCAAAAGCTCATCGGCGGAATATTGATGTTCGGCCTGTGGGCTTTTCTGGTGCTTGCCTATAAAGCGCCGGTTGATGATCTGATTACCTGGATCAAGATCGGACTTGGTGCCGTGTTCGGTATTCACGCCGTGACAAATTTCTCAGCGAATCATCCACCACCAAACGACCAGACAAAGGAGCCGAATCAATGAAAACCTATATCTTGCTTGCCGTACTCATATCATTGTCAGGATGCGCCAGTCTGCAATATGCAGGGGTATCCAAATTTGACGCCGTTCCGATCGTGGACGCAAAAACTGGCGCGGTGACATGCTGCGAGATACACGGCGTATCTGGTAAAGAATATGCGGCGCTGAATATTGCTGCAAACCGTAACGTCGATGGCGTGATTAGTCTGACTGTCGCGGAATCTGGAACAAAGGCGTTTGAGGGGCAAGCTATATCTGCTGGCGCTACACAGGCCGCGATTGATGCCGCGGCAAAAGCCGCTGTAGCCGCTGCGCTCGCTCCAATACTTCCTACGCTTGTTCCTGCCGCCGGTGCTGCTCTTGCTTCGCCAGGACTTGGTGCTGCTGCTGTCGGCGCTGGTGGAGTGCTTGGCGCTCAACAACTGATGGCGCCGGCTTCTGGGCAAGGACTAAAGGCTCCCGCGCCATGAGTAAGTTTCTAACCGAACTCGATGTATCGTTGATCAACGATACCTCAAACGAATATCGCGGATCATGGCGTCTTGACGCGCCGCTGGTGTATCAATCTGATGTGGCAGCGCAGACAATTACAGCACCAGCCGGGATGATTACGGACTTTGAAAGCTGCCCAAGGCTGCCGGTTGTGTTTTTCCTGGTTGGCGAGGTGACGCGAGAGGCCGCTGTGATCCACGATTACCTTTATAAATCCGAGATGCTCCCGCGAGCTTTAGCCGACAAGGTGCTGCTCGAAGCATGCGCCGTTACGGGCATCTCGGCATGGCGCCGCTGGTTGATTTATGCCGGGGTGCGGGTGGGCGGCGCTTCGCATTTCGGCACTTAATTGCTAGACTACAATGCAACAAGGATTCATCCGGTTTGCCGCCAAGCACGACCTGAATACGCAGCCAGCGGACTGTGCGTGCTGCACCTATCAAGACAAGCACACCGAGCTGGCGTGGATGATGTGGCAATGGATATGGAGATACCAGCGTGGCCTATAACAAGGGATTTGAATAATGCCCATATTTGCTGTCACAGATAAAGCATCCGGGAAAGAAGAGTATCGCTTTGAGGCTCAAAGCCTTACTGAGTTGGACTTATTTCCGTTCTCGTTGTTTGATTACACCGAAGTTATCGACGCACCAGTAGCGCAAACGCCACAGCCCGTATACGGCGGGAGACGCATATTAACGAAACTGGAGTTCAGACGGCTATTCCCTGATGCCGCGCGCCCTTATGTGGACGAATTCAATGCTACGTTTGAGTCGAGCACACTACTGACGGCGGATCAGAAGCGCGACGTAAGATCAGGGCTAGAAGATTTCAAAGCTGCGTCTTCAATTAACCTGGATGATGCATCCATTTCTCAGATTCTGTCGTTATATGTTGCTCTTGGCCTCATAACCAAGACAGAAATGGAGACGATCCTAAATGGCTAACAAGTATCTCGACCATTATCTGTACGCCATAAACTCGACATTTACTGGCTCTGTTTCTAACTACACCTTAACCGTGTCCGCGGTGACATCAGGTATTATCGGTGTTGGTTCGGCTGTAACTGGTGTCGGTGTGCCTGCTGGTACTTTTATCACGTCGCTTGGTACTGGGCTGGGAGGAGCGGGAACCTATAACCTCAATAACTCGTTTACCTTATCGAGCACGACACTAACAAGCACGAATGGCAATCCGAGTATAGCAATGCCTGCTTGGGGTGTTGCTCAAGATGGTGACGGCCTTGCTACAGGAAAGGCAACCCCAGCACTGGCTTCGTTGACAATAAATGCTGTAGCCGCAGCAGGAAATACCATAACCATTGCAGGGGTAACACTCACTGCGGTTTCTTCCGGCGCCACGTCTACGCAGTTTAACGTAGGCTCAGACGTTAATGCCCAGGCGACGAATATTGCGACCGCGCTCAATGCTGCAACTGGTGCGGTTGGTGCGAATGTTTCGGCAACGCTCACGCAATTGCGTAACGTTATATTTGCATCTGCAAGCGGATCAGTCGTCAATATCATGACCCGCCAGGGCAGTATCAACGCGAACTATGCAAACAACAGTTATATGGCGATCTCTTCGTCAGGGTGGGGCACCGCGCCTACTGTAGTACAGTTTGCGGGTGGGGCATCCGGCGCATGGGGATGGTTGTTCAATACCTATGTCATGTGGCCCAGCGCCATTGCTGTTGCAAACTACGGGTTATTTGGAGCGACGCAACCGTTTCTTGGGTCGGTGTATCCTGGAGACAACGTTTATGTGCGCTCTAATAAGATTCTGTATTGCTACAACTCGAATTACTATTTAGCCCCACCGACAACTTTTAGCACGGCGGCGCTACCGACCAATATCATTTTTGATGATGGGACTAATGTCCCAGCTTGGAACGCTGACGCGCCCGATCCAGTGTTTAGAGTTAATTGGGTTCCCGATAATAGCCTAGCTCACTCACTTTCCCTGGTTAGCCACAAAGCCACAAGAATTATCGGGAAAGTAAATTCAACAGGGCTACCTAATTTACAATTCCATAACACAAACTCCGCTATAACTAATAATGCATATTTTGTCTGGACTTTTTCAAATAATTGTTACGCGAAAGGTGTAGGATTTTACACCGACTACCAAAGCAATACTGGCATTTATGCACAATTAACTGTTTCTACCTCGGCAGATGCGGGCACAGGTGTTATGTTTGACGATATTTTTATGTCGTTCAGCAATACGTCACATTACATATACGACTTGGGGATCGCTTACTGCTCAGCAACGATCCGTAACCTTGTATTTGACAATTCTGGGGCAACTGCACCGCACACAGGACTGATAAATTGTTCTAATAATACAAACAATGATCTATTCATCAATGGGATTAAAGCTATCAACTGTCTCGTTGGCTCTAAATCAGTAATAAGCCCCAGCGGTATAGGGAATGGCAACATCTTGATTATCAATGCTGATCTCGGCAATGCTTTTGCGTTTGATCCAATCGCATCAGCGTATGCAAACAGTATTAACAACACCCTGTACCGAACAGTATCAATATTTTCTAGCGCTGCAACCAGAGATTTCCAGATAAACACCCTACGCGGCAAGAGCGACTGGATTTCTGGGCTGGGCTTTCCAACGCTTAGTGCTACGCTGCTTGACGGGGTGACCCCTTGGAGCATTAAATTCCTCTCCAGCACAATTCCAGGCCAAACATCAACAGGTAGACCGCACTCTAGCCCACGCATATCGAAGATCAATTCGCTCGCTAATGGGGCAAGAACAATTACCCTGGAATATCTGCTAAACGACACACTATCTGGGATTGATACCAGCAATCTTTGGATGGAGCTGAATTACACTGACACCAGTGGACGGGCCGTGTACTTAACGACTCGCCAGATTTTCCCTGCCGCAGCATTAACACCATCGACGAACACCGGATGGTCAACGTGGAATGGAACCAAAGCAACATTTATATCTGGCGGGACGATCAATTTTGACAGGTATAAATTCGTGCTAAGCACTCCAGCGGGACATGACATGGCTTCTGGATGCGAGATCATCGCTCAGGTGCATATTGGGACATCAGTAGCAAACGTGCAGCAAGTGCTGTTTATCGACCCTGACACAAGCATTACATAATGGCTAACGCTGTATTCGCCCCGATGAACTTTAGCTACGCGAACGCGCTATCAGTTCCAAGCACCAGGGGGCCATTTACTGTTGGCGGAGGGGTGGCTGTCTCAAACGGGCGTCTTCCTACAGACTCTATTGGCAACTTTGCGTTGACGCTAACCAATCTGGTAGTGGGTTCAGCAATATCCGTTGAGGCTTACAGCACGGGGCAGCAACTATTCTTTGGAGTAGCAGCAAGCACGACGCAGCTCATAAATTTAGGGGTGTATCAATCCGGCGATCCGAAGAATGATCTACGGATTAAGGTTCGACAAGGAACTACGGCACCCTACTATAAACCCTATGAAACACGTCAGATGGCAATCGTAGGATCGGCCAGCTTGTATATCGACCAACAGCTTGATTAGGAGAAGACACTGTGTCTATAAACGCAACAGATTTTAGTATAGCCACAAACGGGGACTTGCGCAGTGTAGCAGGAACGTCCGTTTATTCGGTGCTCGATCTACATGCGTGGTTGCAAGACCTCGCCGATAATCCGAATGTAACCGCTGACGATAACGTCTCTATCTTAGGTGCTGTGCCTTCGGAGCTTGCTGGTAAGCGTAACACGCTCAGGCCGTCGGCGCTGACGCTCTTGAATGGCATTAACATTGACTCCTTAACTAGCCAGCGCTTTAACTTTGGTTCCGTTGAGCAAGGAAGTGGGGCTGAGCTATATACCGGCATCAATACCATCGGCTCTGGTTTGACGGGCCGCAGTCACTACGTTGTGCAGAATGGCGCCAAGTATAATTCTGGCACCAAGTGGTGGCCTGCAGGGCCAATTAGGGCGTTGTTTAAGGTTAAAACCGCAGGCGCTCTAATCAACTCGGGCATTGTTACCGTACTGTCCCGAGAGTGGGGTTATGCATTCAGTCACTTCGACGTGGACTGTTCGGCTGGTTCCGAACAGGTTGCGGCATTATCTGTGTCGGCTGACGGCAATATTTCCAGGGCCGTCGGAAATTACACCGGTGGCGCAAATACCGTCACCTCTACAACACCATCTGGTGTTGTTACGCTAACCTTCGGCACAGTTACTAAGACTCTTGGAAGCGTTACCAAGCAATATAAAGGCACGATTTCTTGGACTGGAGCACTTCGGCTGACTGAGGTGTATCATGCTTTGCAATGGGCTTGCCATGAAAACAGCACTGCCACGCTGAACGGTGTGGCTGGGTGGCAATACCGGAAACTGGATGCAGCATATAATGATGTCCAAGCGGCTCCCTTTGGTACACTATCTGGCGGCAAGTTCTTTGCTGCGCAAGGTTGGTGGATAGATGTAAACAGCCTAAATAGCGCGGATTTACAGGCTTACCAACTGATAAGCGATGACGGAACAACGGTTGTCCCACCAAACGTTATCGCCGTGTCCGCTGGGAATCTGCTGGCCACTGACTACATCCTCATAGGTAAAGACAATGGCTCAGGCGGGTTCAACATATCCACTGGCATCACAGGCACGGGAAGCGCCTCTAGCACCACGCTAACGCTATCCGGCGCTCCTGCGGGTGATGTTGCTACTGGAAACGGATATATCCGCATCGCAAATAATCCTCATACCTATACCGGAATCTCAGGCACAACTGTATCTGGATTGTCACCCGCGATCCCAACCGGCGGATACTCTGCTGCGGCGGTTTGGTTCCCGTATATTGACAAGCAGACATCGCAAACTTCGGAGTCAAGCGGGACATTTAACTATGTGGCCGATTTTACTGCGCGCGTCCGTGTCCGTAACGGCGGGGCATCGCCTATTGTGCCTTTTGAAACCACGTTCCCGGTAACTGTTACTGGCGGCTCGGTTAACGCTATCCGCAACGCTGACGTTTAAGGGATAGAGGATGTCTCTCACGGTAGACTTTGCGAGCCGGATAGTACATTCGGACGCCTCAATTACGGATATGGTGGCGTTTCACCTCGCGCTGCGCGATATCGAGGACGGGGCGGATGCCATAATCTACCCACCAATACATACGTATAAAGAAGTCAGCCTGGGTGGCGGGGCGGTGTTCCCCGCAGTTGCTTTTATCAATGGATGGACGCTTCAATTTCCGGCAGGTAATTGGGTTATACGCGGCGGAAACTTGGACTGTACAATCAACCCAGTACCAGGTGCATATATTGAACGCACACAATCTGCTGCATACGCAGTTACCAGTATTGGCGCTGGTGGAGCAACGCCTGCGGATATTGCCACAGCGGTGTGGGCGTACACACAATGAGCGCGTGGACTAATCTTCTGGCAGCATCCAGCTTGGCTACTGGCACGGCTTGGGATTTACTCACTCACCCGAGACTTGGCGGCGGCAGTGCTCTAGTGCACGACGCCGTAGGAATAGTCAATGACTCGTCTGTCTCCGCGTCGGTAAATACTGATCCGATAGTCGCCGTAGCCAACGATACCTCGATATCCGCCATTTATTCCAGTGACGGCGCTATCGCTGCTTATGCGCCTGATGCACAATCTACCGCCATTTCGTGCGTATTTATTTAGGGGCACTCATGTCAATTATCCAACGCCGCCGGGGAAACACCCACAAAGACTTGCTGACAATCATCAGTTCGTCCACAAACTTGCCGATCGACATTACCGGATGCAGCTTCGTGATGACCGTCACCACCGATAAAGCGCCTGACTCGCTCGGCACCAATTTATTGTATTCGCTGACGGGTACAATCGTTGCACCCGCCACAAACGGCCAAGTCACATTCGCCCCAACGCAGACTCAGGCAACACAAGCTGATGGCACGTACTACTACGAAGTGATAATGACGGACGCACAAGGGCTTACCGAAACAGTGGCATTGGACAAGTACGTATATTACTAATCGCGCATTCCGGCACTGATGAACCATCCAAGAAACAAGGCAACTGGAATAGACACCAGAAACCAGAAAAGTAGCGCGAGCAGGAAGTCCATTTCATTCTCCTTGTGTGATTTCATTAGGACACTCATGCGCCTCATGTCATGGACGGTATACCCATTCGCCGGTGTCCAATGCATCGTTTAGGCCACGGTCGATTCTGTCGTGCTCCTCGTAATCATCCTTCAGAAGATCGCACAGCAGGATACATGTCTCATCCTCGCCATGCTGTACGGTCGCCGACTCGCCGGAAACATCAATCACTTCGCCGAGACTCAACTTGCGTCCGATCAACCAGTTCCATTGCTCATTCATTTCAATTTCTCCTTAAGGGCACTACTGTCCCGGAAACGTCCGTCGCGTCATAATCCGGTTGTATTCGTCCACCTCGGCGCGTCCTACGAACAAAGGTCGCATGTACTACTGTATTTTGGGTACATGGTTATTTCCTCAATTCTTAATGCTTCAATGCCGACACCGTGATTTTGTTAAACCATCGCCGGATAACGTAGCTCCTAACCAGCGAAACAACAGTGAACCACGCGCCGATAGCAATATTGTCCGATAGTGGTATGTTAATTCCGTACATCGGGAAGATTACCAATTGAGAAACCAGCGCCACGGTGTATCCGATTAAGATATTTGTCGCCGACTCAATAAGGCTATGTGTTTTCGTTTGGCTCATGCGAACAGGTCTCCGGTATCTTTCATCGCCGCCTGCACATTCAGCACCATCTGCTTGTAGTAACTGTCCTTTAATTCAATTGCGATGGCCTTTCTTTTCATGCGTAGAGCAGTTACAGGCTCGGAACCAATCCCTCCGAATGGTGAAAAAACCACATCGCCAGGATTCGTCCATAGTTTTATGCCGCGCTCGATGACTTGGAGTTGCAACGGACATATATGACGCTCATCTTCATTGTCCCTTGCGCTGCGATACTGGAGCGTTTCGCTGGGGTTAATATCCATCCATACCGGGCTGGCTAGTTGCTGCCATTCCTGAACCGGCAATACGTTTAAACTCTGAGTGGCGCAATCCTTCCCTTCTTCCTCGCAGACTTCGGACAGTTCTGCTTCGTCTCTGTAGTGTCGCACCCTATCGACGATTTCGCCCGGGGCTCGCATCGTAACCAGATAATCAGGGATGCCCTGACGGCTCATGGTTGCGTTGCCCCTAATAGTCTTATGCAGTAAACCTAGCGCTTTGGTGCGCTGCATCGCCGTCACCGGATCTTTCCAGATGCAGACCTCGCTGGCGTAAATAAAGCCGTGACGCTGAAATGCGCGAATCAGATCACCGCGAAAGTCTTTCAGGCCGATGTAGCCATCGCGCTCCTTGCTGGTGGGCATAAGCATGCAGTGGAAGCTGACGTTATGACCTGGCTTCATTACCCGGCGTAGTTCCTGAATGATGAAGTCGAAATGCGCGAAGAATTCTTCATCTGATCTTGAATTTCCGAGATCGCGGGTAGAATTTGAATAGGTGTAAAGCGATGCGAACGGGGGCGAGAATATTGAATAATCTACGCTTGAATCCGGCAAGCCTTTCATTACCTCACACGAATCGCCGTGATACAGCGCATAGTCTTCTGTTACTGTTTGATTGATGACATTCATGATGCAATCCTCAGAAAATTAGGAACCGCAATTTGCGCGGATGTGTTGTAAGTGTTTGTCTCGCGTTTGAATCCCAGAATATTCTCTTTGATGGCTTCGAGCGTTTCCGATGAAAGCGCGTCGGCCATGGCGCGAGCGTCCTTCTCCTTGCGCTCCAAGTTTTTTACCACAGACCCCTCCTGCTCGGATGCGAAGATATGGACATTTACAGCATTCTTCTGTCCAAAACGCCATGATCTTCTGACCGCTTGATAATATGCCTCATAGGAATCCGTCACCCCGACGAATGCCATATTGCAACAGTGCTGCCAGTTCAATCCGAAACCGGCGATGCTTGGCTTGGTGATTAGCACGCGAATCTTGCCATGCGCGAAATCAATCAGACGCTTTTCTTTCGCGTCAGAATCATCTGACCCTCGGATTTCCACAGCATCAGGAATGGCCGCGCGTAATGCGTCTCCCTCCGCATTCAAATCACACCAGACTATCCACGGTGCCCTATTCGCGTTTACGATCTCGGCGCAAGCCTTAACTCGCTGAGATAGGCTTTTACGTCTGGCTTCTCTGCGCTCCATCAGCGTTTGCGCCTCAGTTGCGAACAGATGACCATCCAGAAGTTTGCTATCGCTGCTTACAGTGTGCTGGTGGACATTGAGAGGAGGAAGATTATAAGCAGTTGCATCAAAACCAAGATCAGATGGAGATCGTACAAGCGCACCCCACGATGCAACCCATCGCCAGAATTCTTTACGAGCATGTCCTTTCAGTCTCCACTCCGATGTGTCTCCTCCATCATGGACAAAGAACTCCGCAAGCATTTCTGTTGCAGATCGCACCCCAAGAAATTCCGCATGCGTTCCAAGTTCAGTCCAATCATTCGGCGCAGGCGTGGCTGTGCATGGCAGCTTGTATGGCGTGTTTCTGAACATTTCCAGCATGGTTGCAAAAGTCTTGCCGGTTTGATGCTTGATTATGCTGGACTCATCAGGAATGACGATGCCGAACCTGTCAGGGTCGATCAAATGCAATCTGTCATAGTTGATGATGTTAATGCCATCCCGCACATCACTATCATCACGGCAATGGTTAATGGAGACGCCCATTGCTTCGCCTTCTTCGACTGTCTGGGAAGCAACAGCCAATGGAGCCAGAATAAGCGCATTGCGCCCAATCGTTTTATGCAACGTATCGGCAAAACTGATCTCCATGCGCGTCTTGCCTAGTCCGGTATCTGCAAAGATTGCCGCACGACCACGGCGAAGCGCCCATTTGACCATCGCACGTTGATGAGGGAACAAGCCGTCATGTATAGGTTCAACATCAATGCCAGATTGGATGTGCATTGACGTCTTGCCTTTCAGAAACTCGACATAGTTACTCACTTTATCTCCAGCCTGTCTTTCTTATCGATATGCGCACCAGGCACCACCAATCCATCATTTATCGCCTTCTTGATGAGCATTTTTTCCGGTTCGTAACTGGCCGGTATTTCTCTCTTGAAATCCATCGGGATCGCCGATTCGTCGTCAATCACAACAGACTCATCGCGCCCGATATACAGCCTCGCAACAAACGATCCATCGTTTGCCTTTATCTCGCTGATTCCGCACCTCGCCATGTTCTGTTTCAGGTATTCCTTTAGCCTGTCGCGCTTGTTCTCCATTGCTTTGCGCCTGGCGGAAATGCGCTTTTCTGCCGATATAATCGCCTCGATTTCGGCATCCAGGTTGAGGCAGAAAGCGGTAACTGCTTTACCCTTCTCTACCAGTTCTCCTTCGAGTCCTTCCAGCGTATCGTCAATGGTTTCGTTGTCGATATCAGAATCGGCCAGCGCGTAGAATGCCTGCGTGTATTTGTCTGCTATGTCGTACAGAGTGATACTCATGATGCAATATCCTTTTTCAAGCCTGTGTTGCGATCGCTTCGTCTTGCATGGCAGCGGCGGATTTCAGATCATCTTTTATGTCCGCCATTTCGTGCCGTTGCGCTGGAGTCAGCGCTTCCCATGCGTCACGTAGCGAGACAGAACCACGCCGAGATGCTGCGTTGAGTTTTTTTGCAAGCGCGGCTCGCTCGTTTTCAGGATTAGCCTTATTTGTAGGTGCCTTTGCGCCTACATTCCCGTCATCGTCATCCGTAGCGACATGTAAATCGCCCTTGTGCCACAAATCCAGTGCGGCCCCAAACCGCATTGCGGCGTTCCGAAGCGCGTCCCCAATGCGCTCCTTCATCGCGTCACCGCCTGTCTTCCCTTGGGCGTCTCCGTATCCTAACCGTGTCACCCCGCAGACTGTGAGGCGTATCCACAACCCGCCATCTTTATCAATGACTGGCAACCCATCATTTCCAATTGCCAATGGCTCCCACGTCCAGAACGGGTCTGCATCGAGCAGACGGTCGGTAAGCGCCGCGTGTCCGACGTAGTCCAGGTGCACCACTTTCGGATGGTGCCACCCACCGCAAATTACGCAGCGAATACCCGACTTGAAATTAGCCTTTACTTCGTCCGTCTGTGCCTTAGTTGGCTTCGGTAGACTGCTGATCTGATTCGGAGGGAACGGCGCGCGAAGTAGCGCCAGTCCTTCCTGTTTTGTTTGTTCTTTTGTTTCCATTTTCCCATTCTCCAATCTGATGTCTTCCAGCCTGTTCCCACCATTCCAGTGCGCCATCATCCCGTTCTTCTTGATCGTCCATGATTCCGCCCTCGCTTAGGCAGAATTTGCGCGAGGGCGGGTGTCGATCCAGTTCTGGATTTCATCCGAATACCAGCCAACCGATCTTAACCCGACCTGCACCGGCTTGGGAAAATCTGGATCGTACTGTTTTGAATTGGGGTCGAGCTTGAGATAGATCATTGACCGACTGATGCGAGTAGCCATTACTACATCCCTTCGGCTAATAAGGTGGCGAGCTTGTGTTGCGACTTGGTCTTTTTGTGTTGTCATGATCATTTTCCTTCACAGATTGTTTGTTATTGGTTCACAGAACGTTACCGTCCTATCGTCGCCCACGATTGGGCGTTTGTTCAGACATGCCACCAGCGCCTGCTCGGCAACATCTGCGCGGTGTACTGCGCGAGCCGCAGAGTCAGCGGTAGATGCGTATATGTCTACCAGGTAGATAATCTCCAGCGCCGAACATATCAGTGCTACCACGACGGCGCCGAGCAACCAATCGTTCCAATTCATTTTCATGCTACCCTCCATTTCTTGATTGCCATTTCCAATGCGCGTCCTGCGTTCTCGGCGTCGCGCTCCTTTGCATGCCTGATAAGTGCCGCGCACTTTGTCGAGCACGCGGTTTTTAGGGCATAATGAGGCCAACTCTCGCTGGCTCCACGCTTTATCGTGTTCCCGCAATTCGGGCAGGAACGCAATTTGTTTGTTTC